AAAGCAGCTTCAGGCTCATCTGAAGGAAGTGGAGTCGAACAATAAGCAGCATGAAACAGAAAAAGGCGCGAAAACGGCCGATGCAATTATGATTGATATTCCTTTAGGGCAGGTCACGGGAAACAGCATTCTCGGAAATCTTGGGCCGAAAATCCCCGTGCGCTTTAACTTGATCGGTGATGCGTTAACTGATGTGAAAACAAAAATAAAGCCGTACGGCATCAACAATGCCCTGATTGATATCAGCATCTTTGTGGAAATTAAAGTGAAGGTCATTATTCCGTTTGCCAGTAAGACATCAGTCGTGACAAATAATATTCCGGTCTCCATTAAAGCGATTCAAGGAGAGGTGCCGCAGTTTTATAACGGAAGCGGCGGGTCAGGTGTGACGCCTTCCGTCCAGCTGCCGAATGAAAAACAAGAGAAATCCGGAGCCGATAAAGACAAATAAAGACACACAGCTGCCAGAAAATAATGCGGCTGTGTGTTTACTTTTTTCTGCGGATTTCTTTTCGCTCCCATGCCTATTGGAGAGAATTCAATGTCTCGACTAGAGTAGACCATAAAGATATTTAATGAATAGTCATTTCCAACAATTACATCGAACTATTGTTCTTATTTATATTGAATAAAGAACATTTGTTCTGTTAATATTAGATCAATAAAGGAGTGATTCAAAATGCTTAGAGATCGAGGAACAATCAAATGGACTTCCATGATGCTTCCAGAACATTTAACGCAATTAAAACAGGACTTGTTAGATGTTTCGAAAATGGAGAAGCCATCTTTAGATGAACAACAAATTGAGGAGATTGACATCTTGGTTTCTGAAGCAATGGCATTCAATAAAGAACTGAAGTTTAAACTCTTTAAAGAAGGAATTGCCGAGGATTTAATCGGTACAGTTCAATATCTCAATTACGAACAACACAAATTACATGTAAAAGATCATCACGATCAAACCGTATACATCACCATGAATGACATCATAGGAGTTGCTTACAATGATTGATTACTCACAGTTTCCACGTAAAAATATACTTTGTGTAGATATGAAATCCTTTTATGCTTCGGTTTCAGCTGTAACAATGGGATTGAATCCAATGACATGTTATCTCGCTGTAGTCGGAAACACGGATAGACAGGGGAGTGTGGTCTTAGCAGCGTCTCCTGCACTTAAAAAAGATTATGGAATCAAGACTGGCTCCCGGCTATTTGAGATTCCAGATGATCCAAGAATTCACATAGTAAACCCGCAAATGAAACTTTTCATCAGAGTTTCAACTGAAATAACTAAATTGTTTTACAGGTTCGTTCCTGAAACATGTGTACACACGTACTCAATTGATGAATCTTTTTTAGATGCAGGAAAAGAAAATCCTGAAGTCATGGCAGAAGCAATTCAGAGCAGTATGAAGAGAGAGTTCGGCTTAGTTTGTACTGTTGGCATTGGCGACAATATGCTGCTGAGTAAGTTAGCTCTTGATTTAGAGAGCAAGAAAACAAAGACTGGGATTGCACGGTGGAGGTATGAAGATGTTCCGAAAAAACTTTGGCGTGTTCATCCGTTATCTGAAATGTGGGGAATAGGAGGGAGGATGGAAAGGAATTTAAACCGAATGGGGATTGCGACTGTTGGCCAATTAGCCAATTATCCATTAGAGCTGCTTGAAAAACGTTTCGGCATTATGGGGAATCAGCTTTATTATCATGCCCATGGAATTGACCTTTCTGAAATTGGAGCTCCTTTAATGCAGGGGCAAATAAGCTACGGGAAAAGTCAGATATTACTTAGAGATTATACGAAGAAAGAGGATATCAAAGTAGTCCTCTTGGAGATTTGTGAAGAGGTTGCACGAAGAGCACGAACACATAACAAAGTAGGGCGTACGATCAGCTTAGGAATTGGTTACAGTAAAGATGAGTTCGGCGGTGGCTTTCACAGATCTAAAACAATTGATTTGCCTACGAATATCACAATGGATATTTATCGATACTGCTTGATTTTGTTTGATAAGTTCTATACAGGAAAAACAGTAAGAAGTATTTCAGTTACTTTATCCAATATTGAAGACGATGTGAATCAGCAATTAAGTCTGTTTGAAAAGGATAATGAGAAGAGAAGGAAGCTTGGATTTGTGATGGACGGGATAAGAAATAAATACGGATCTAAAGCGATCTTACGAGCTGTTTCATATACACCTGGTGGAACAGCATTGCATAGAGCAGGTTTGACTGGTGGACATAAGTCATGAGAACAGAGAGCAGCTCCCTCTGTTCTCCTTACAAAGTTATTAGTTTTTTACGTTTCGGCTCTTTCAGCAACCTTGAACGTATCATTTTGTTGTTGGAGATAGGAAGCACCCAATGTTCCGGCAACGCCGAATAATAGAACTGCACAGATAAATAGTTTAGTTTTCATATTGCTTCTCCCCTTTTGATTTGTCTTCTTGCTTCATTTGCCAAACGATAAAATTCAACTGCACCCCAAGCATCCTGTTTTCCAGTGAGAAAATCTGCTACAGAGACACCATAACTTTCCATGTCAGGGTATATACCTCTTTCTTTGAAGAACTCGAATGTTTTCCTAACTAAGTCTAAATCATAGTCCAAGAAAAGTCCTTTAACCATTTTTAACTTTTCAAGTACCATTTCATTGTTATGCCGTTCAGCCAGCTGTTTGGCCTGTTCATAAAATTTTTTTGCGTTTTCAACGTCATTTTGCCTTCCCTTTAAGAAGGAGATAACAAATAATGTTTTAGCAGCGTAATCATGATTTTCCGGCTCAATGATTTGAAGTGACTTATTAAAGTGAAAAAATGCTTTATCAAGTTCTTCCATTTGATTATAACACAATCCAATATTAAACAGTGCTGAACGCATCAAATGCCCACGATTCTTTTCACTTTTGTTTAGCTCTACTGCCTCCTGATACGCTTTGTATGCTTGCTTTAAAGCTTCATCAAACTTCATACTGTCCAGCAAATTACCAAATATGACGAATTGACAGCGCACCACTGTTCCCTTTTTTTAGTTCGTCGTATATCTTTTTCTTGTTGTCTTCAAGCTCAGACTTCATTTTATAAGCGTCTTGAACAGTCTTGATAGCCTTGACTTCAGACTTATACATATTAATCTTTTTATTTAATGCATTAGCCTGATTAATTAGATCTTGTCTTACAGATTGTTGCATATCATTATAAGCTTTGAGTTTTGTATCCCGAAGCTTAACAACTGCATTTCTGTTGATTTTTACAACACCATTTTCAACTGAAATTGCATCAGCAAGATCATGTTCTTTCTGAATAAGCTTCATGGCTTCTGTTGCAGATATGCTTTTACCTTCAGACATTTTTTCAAGGAGGTTGTTTAAAGGGGAAATGCTGTCAGACATAGTATCATAAGCTTCATTTTGAATAGCAGATATAGCAGCATCATTTTGCTTCGATTCAACTAATTCATCGATGATTCCTTTAATTGCTTCAAAATCACCTTTAGCTTCTTTGAGCTTGTCAGATAAATTCCCGACTTGCTCACCTAATGCATCTACACCTTCACCATTTTCATCCCAGGTTACTTTTGCAGTTTGTGCAGAATCGTTTGTAGAGTCAATGGCAGTTTTAAGATCATCATAAGATAAAGCCAAACCATTAGCTTTATCTTTGCCACTCATATATTGATTAACAAGCTGTTCTAAGCTTTTAGAGGCGGAATCAAAATTATTTTTATTTCCCGATTGCAGTGCTTTTTGGATATTTTCCATGTATTTTGAAACATTTATTGAAAATGACTCAAGTTCATCTGCATTCATTTTGCTGAAATCGATTTTATCGAAAGCGTTAGATATTTCCCTTGAAAGATTCGGATTTATCTTTATTGAGTTAAAGGCATCAATTGTCTGTTGCACTTGCTCTCTAATTTTAGCCTGTGAGCTGGATAGCTCTTGTTCAGTACGTAGTGCATCTTGTTCAGCTTTAATACCTTGATTTTTTTTGTCATTTTCAGAAGAGAAAATATCCCAACTCTTGCCGTTTTTATAATAATCGGCAACCTGCTTATACTGTTTAATCTTATCATTGAGTTTATCAATGTCTTTTAAGCTTTCCTTAAAGTTACTATTGGCACCTGTTTGAATGTCTTTTTTGTTTAAATTACTAAGGTCTTCAGTGTACTTTATAGCATCCTTAAGTGCTTGGTTTTTCTTTAAGATTGCTTGCCCTTGAGAATCATAACCAGCGATCAAATTCGGGAATGTTTGTGCTAATTGCTGTGTTACTTGCAGATATTCTTGCTCTTGGTCAGCCGATAAAGCTCCGCCATCTTTAGCCTTTTGTAATTCTTTGTATTGGCTAATCAGTTTATCAGTTTCATCTTTATTGGTTGTAATTGCTTCAATGCTAGTAGTTTTAGCTTGTTCAAAGTCTTCTCTAGCTTGTTTTAAATCAGAATAAGAGGAAATGAGTTTCTCAATAACGACGCCCAGTCCAACCATGGCTGCCATAGGAAGAAAACTTCCTGCTAAGAAAGCTCCAGTGGTCATCGCCACTCTTTTAAGTCCAACTAGGGATGCATTAAATGCAGTTACAGCTCTATTCCATACAACTGTTTTGGCAGAGGCGGCAGTTACTCCAACAGTTACAGCATTAAAGTTGAGCACTAAATTTTTAAGGGCTGCGCCCATTGCCATTCCTGAGGTAAGTGCACTTGTACGTAAAGAAGTGTTAAAAAGCATAACTGCAGCTGTAGTAGCTCCTATAACTTGAGGAAGGAGACCGACTGTTTTAGTGATTTGAGCACTTATTTGCATTAAACCTTTAAGTGCATCAGCAAAAACAACAATACTATCTGATATGAAAGCTTCACTGGAGGCAACTGACATCTCTGTAAATGCATTTGACAACCTATTTAATCTTGCCTGTAAACTGTCAGCGTATTTCTGCTGTTCACTCCAAGCACTTCCTGCGGAATTAGCCGCAGTAGTCGCTGCGTTTTGTGATATGGAAAAGTTGTTCATTAAGGCATTAAATCTAGAAAGCTGATAAATGCCCGCTACACCTATCGAGGTGTTTTGTTTTTGAGCATCGCTGAGGTTATTCCATTTGTCTGCTAACTCATTAATTAATTCAGTAGCAGATTTCGCCTCACCACTAGCTGTTTTCACAGAAATACCAATCTGTTCTAAGGCTTTAATTGAGCTATTATTATTCCCAATACGTGCGAAAATGGTTTTAAGTGAGTTACCAACAATGTTTCCTGATTCACGGGTGGTACTTGCAATTGCAGTAGTATACCCAATCAGATCATTTAATTCAACGCCAAAAGTGGAAGCGGTACTTCCTGCTTTTCGAATCGAATTCGCTAGGTCAAGAGTAGTTACAGCATAGTTGTTATCGACTTCATTAAGCTTATCTGCAATTGAAATAGAATCATTAGCAGCAATATTGAAGTTTAACATTGCGGCAGTTAAAGTGTTAACTGTGTCATCAGGAGTCAGGTCAGAGACGTTTTGGAGTACCTGAGCGGTTTTTGTTAGAGTGGACAGTTCACTTTCATCGAACCCCATACGCCCGAAATCGCCAGTCATTTGAAGTATGTCAGTGATCTTATTTGAAAGGGTGTCGCCTAGGTTTATTGATTCCTCGAGTAGCTCATTGTACTTATAATCAGGCTCATTCATTACACGTCTGATGTTTGTCATTAGAGTATCAATTTCAACAGCTTGGGAGACCATTTCCTTGAGTCCAGATATAGCACCATAGAATAAAGAACCGGAGATCAAATATGTCGACATACTTTTGAAAGCTTGAGTTAACTCCGTGCCAAAAGAGGAGGCTTGACTAGACGCTGTTTGAGCATTTGAAGCCAACTCCCTAAATTGCATGTTCAAGCTTTGCATTTGAGATCTGATATTACTACCGCCAGCACTTACATTAAGACTATTTACTGCATTTAAATAATCTTGAGCAGCTTGTCTATTGCCGGCACCCATTGTATCGCCGTAACGTGTATTAAGGTTTTGTACGTTTACCTGCGCTTGACGTTGATACAACTCAATAGTTTTTCTGAGTTCATTATTTTTCGCCACAGCAGCAGACTTATCATCGAGCATTTTAATTCTGTTTTGTAATGCTTCAATTTGTTGTGCTGTTTGAGCAGTATTTAATTTCCGTCCAAGGGAAGAGAGGGTGGTGTCAGTTACAATTCCTTGCTGTCTAAGTTTTTCTAAATCCAGCTTTAATTGTTCAATGGCTTTTCGTTGCTGATCATAGTTCGTTGTTACTTTAGATGTAGTAGCATTTGTTTTTGGATCAGTTGTATAGGTAATATCATCGAAGCCATTGCGGTTCTTTTGAGTAACCCTCGTTGTTTGTCCTTGAGAATTCTTCTGTTCTGTTCTTTTCTGTACTTGACCAAGTTTTTCAGTCGCTTGAGCAAGCCTGTTAACTTCTTGCGTTTGTTCACGTAATGATTGATTGCGATTGTCTATGGTCTTTGTTTCACGCTGAATGATTTCGCCATTTTTCTTATATTGCTGCGTCAGCTTTTCAACAGTACCATCAGCATTTCTGGTAATAGTTGTAGTTTCTTTAACTGTTTGATTGAAGGATTTGAGATGTTTTTGATAAGTGTCGACTGCAGAGGAGAAATCGTTGAGAGTCTTTAAAGCAGAGGCATCAATATTGGTCTTTAAATTAAGGGAATTTAGCTTTTTCTCTAAAGATTTAATTTGCTGATTTAACTGTTCGACAGTTTTTGAAGAAGTATCAGCTTTGGGTGTAAGTATGATCTTTAAATCTTGACTCAAATATAGGTCACATCCTTTCGAATAGGGGAGAGTGATTTTTAGGGCATATAAAAAAGCCACTCATTATTGAGCGACTTTGTTTGCTTTCCGTATTGCAATCTCCATAATCCCTTGCCATATTTCAGCATTTGATAAAGCATCTTTAACTTTTGGATCGTCCTGTTTAAACCCTTTAACATTCTCTAGGCCAAATTCATCTTTACTCGGCAGGAAATCAAATCTGTAAATAGGGGAGGAGAAATCATCGAGCTTTAATTTCAAATCAATTTTTTTGAAATACTTTGTTTCTGTCTTATTGGAAGTCAGCCCGCCAACTAAAGCTCCAATACTGCCTGCGGCTAATCCACCTACAACAGCGCCTGTTATTTGACTTCCTTTGGACACTTTTGTAATTGTACTATCATCAATTGAAACCTCGGCTTCAATGATTTTTTCAAAGGGGATAATTGTTTCTTCAAGTGTTCCATATTGATTGAATTTGTGAATCATAAATTTATCTTCCGGTTCAATCAATGTAAGCTTTGCATTTTTATCTGGATTAATAATCGACTTGCAATTAGAAGGGAAGTTCCCAACCATCTCAATCTCGTTTGCCCTTTTTTTATCTATTTCTTTTTGCTTGTCCGATGCTAAAACCCCAATAATAATGAAAGAGCCGACAACTAAAATTAGAATGATAGCCCATATCATCCAACCACCACCAGTATTATTTTCCTACATTATATCATGATTTCCAGCAGGTTAGAACATTACCGGGGAAGAAGGGAGATGAAAATAGAATTTGTCGAAATATGCAGTTAATTCCTTTGATTCTTTTAAATTACATGTTATAATACAAACACAAGTTCTTTTTAAGGGAGTGTAAAAGGTATTGCAAAACGGTAAAACGCCATTTTATCTTATTTTGGCGAATTTAGTTGCATTGATAATTTTCTTGTATATTCATTACACTGCATTTTCCATAAATTCAGTTCCTGATTTTATGGATCAACTATCTCAAGATTCCTCGTTTTTCTTACCACCCTTATTAGCATTCGTGTTGGCATTTGGACTTACTTGCTTTAACGTTTATTACTTTTTTAAACAAGGAATTAGAGCGATTCAATATGGAGAGCTGAGAGACTGTATTTTTTATTTTGGAACTGTCTTAATTGGAATGATTATAATTCCAACAATATTAAATCTTTTTTTAGGGAAATTTGTAGGGATTATTGGAGGAATTTTATTATTTGTAGCTATCGGTTACATATTCTTTTCAAACAACAATAGTAAAGGAAGGTAATAAGAAAACCCCACATCACAGTGGGGTTTTCTAAGTTCAGTCTGAAGAGGGAGCAAAAGCAACTTAAGCAACATATAGCTTTATTAAGTCTCTCAATTCTCTATTCGTTATGTTTTCTTTGTCCTTTTTTGAATAAATTGTTAAAAGATATATTTCTTTATCATCTTTGACCACATAATATATTAGTCGAAAACCATTGGATTTTCCAACATTAGCGCTAGTATTTGCAACTCGGACTTTATAGTTGTATTCTTCATCTGGTAATCCCAGTCCATTAATTTCATCACCTAAGAAGTTGCCATTAGCGAGTTCATCGATAATCGGATCGATGTCGTCGTAAATTTTTCTGTATTTCTTTTTGTTGATATAAAATCTTAGTCTTTTATTAAATTCTTGTGTTGGGATTACCTCATAGTCCAATTATAATCGACCCTCATCCATATCTTTTTTCATCTGCGCTCTAATTTCTTTATAGCTGCGCTTTTTTGTTTTTCCTTCGCGCATAAGTTTCATTTCTTTAAGTGATTGCTCTAAAGATTCAGAAGGACTACAATGATTAAATACTGTGGCGTTCATGTCCTCATTCTCCTTTTTTCTATTCACAATAAACCACCTCTAACACCATATTAATTGTGAATAGGTTTTGTGTATACAAAAATTTTATACCAAAATAATACAAAATTCAAGTCTTAACTGATGAAAAATGATGAGCGCTAGCGAATGAAGCAGATGAAAGTTCTTCCCATGATTTTTAAACATAAGCAAAATCCCTCAACTGAAGGATTTTGATTCTGCATAAAAGAGGGATTTCATTTACGCTTCAAATTTTGCCTTCTTGTCTTGAATAGCATCTTTGTTTACTTCCAGATAGTGATTTTTTGTTACGTCAGTTCCTTTATGGTTCAATAATTGAGACACGTCCTCTAGACTCATTCCACTGTGATATAGAAGGTTGCTACCACTGTGCCTTAAATCATGACAGTGTAATTCAGGAATATCAATTATTTCTCCAATTCTCTTTATCCAATATCCTTGTAAAGTTCCGGTTTCAGCTTTTTTCCATGTGCCTCCGTACTTTGTTATGAAAAGGTATTCGCATTCAATTCCGTTTTCGGATCTGTATTCCAACCATTCCTTAACAAGATCAATAGCTCTTTGAGAAGGGAAGAGGGTGACTTTGTATCCTTCTTTTTCAATGACATCTTCCACCCGAAGTCTTTCAAAGTCAATTTGTTCAACTTTAACATTGCTTATGGCATTAGCTCTGGCCATCGTGGAGAGACCGAATTCAAAGAAGAGCTCTAACTGAATATTTTCCTTCTTTTTAAGTCCTTTTCTGATTTCTTCGACTTGATCTTTTGTTAGGAAAGTCTGTTTAATTTGAAGTTTTTCACCAGTTCCAGCCTTAGGCCTGTCTAAGAAGTCAACGGGATTCTCTTTGATCTTACGTTTTTTCCTTAAAAATAAAAAGAATGAGCTAATGCTACTCATTCGTCTCTGAATTCTTCGCTCATTATTGCCTAGAACACTGGTACAGAATGCAACAAAATCTTCAATTAAATCAACCATATCATCAGGATCTTCTTTAATAATATCCACAATGTGTTGATTATTGTAATTCTCTAAAATGTATACCAGCCATTGATTGAAATCTGATTGATATCCCACTTTACTGGATTCCGAAAGGTTCATGTTTTTAAAGACAAAATACTTTCGGATTAATTCCGCATTTTTGGGGTTAATTTTGTTGACCTTTTCTTTTGTTGCATATGCTATCTTTTTTCTGGCCATTATTACACCACCGTTATTCTGTTTTAATACCACTTGTATTTAAATCTTTTTTCATAGCAGCAACTAATCGTCCATCCTTTAAGGATTCAGCGGTATTCTTCATAAATGGACGAGGTTTTCCGTAACCATAACCGTATTTATCTGGATATGTGTATCCTTGACCAGTCTCAACAACCGTGGCAACATCCTTACCGTTGTCTTCACGGGTATTGTCTAATGAAATTCCGTTAGATTCGTTTTGAACGACAAAGGAGTCCTTCAAAAGAGATGTACGTTCATATTCAAGGGGATCGTATGCCTCATATACATCAGATTGCACATGCTCTTGACCTGTTTTAATCATCGTATTTTTTGTGCTGGATTGTTTTTGAACGGCTTGCTTTGCGGCAAATTCAATTAGTGCTGCTATTTCTTTTATGTTCTTGGCCATTATTCAGCCTCTTTTTCATTTTCAATCTCTTCGACCTTATTAAGGATGAGATCATTTATTTCTTCTTGAGACATATTTGAAAGTTTGTCTAAACTCGTTTTCATCATCTTTGCTGCCTCCTCAAACTTCTTCATGCTTTCTTCAGGGAAGTTGCTGAGAATCAATGGGAAAAATTCCGAGTCTATTAATTTAACAAACCACTTAACCTTATTTTTGATATCACTTGGAATGCCTAAATCCGTAAATTCCTTAATTAGTGAAAAATATCCCCAATGAACAGGGTTGATATCTTGAAACTTAATTCCTGCTTCGTTTGCTCTTTCTGAATCCGTCATTAATTCAGTGAACATTTTGGTTAAGCGGGTAGGGGAGAAGTAAGGGTAAATATAAACATGAATGTCATCAGTAAGTTTTACTCGTTCTTTCTTGTCATATTTGCTTACACTATCTTCGATCAACCCAAGATTCAATTTTTTCGATGCCATCTCATTTCCTCCTTATATATCCTCTGCACACGTTAAAAAAGACACCTCAATAGGGGAGAGGTGTCTAAATAAAACTTGTATTTTATTTATAATCTTCTTTTAGAACTTTCTCTGTATAAGCTGGGTTATTTGTAAATAGTCCATCCACTTTCAACTTAAGCATTTTGGATGTGAGTGCTCTTTCTTTATCAGCGTTAAAAAACACATGTACTTTCATATTGTTTTTGTGGACTAAATCAACAAAACCTTTATCAACAAATTTTGCATTAGGGCCAACAACATTAGAATATTTTTTTATTTCGTTTAGCTTTGATTTGCTCATCGGCTTAATGTCTTCATCTTTCAAAAGTTGAACAAGAGGAACATCACTGTTTAGCTTATGTAACTTCTTTAGACTTTTGTCACTAAATGACTCTAAAACAACTTTGTTATTAGCGATTAGTTTATTTTTAGAGAGTATGTCAATTAACTTTTTCTCCATTACCAATTTGCCTTTGTTGTTTGTTCTAGTCTCGATATAATACTTTGTTGTTTGTCCAAACTTTTTAATGATTTCTTCAATCGCTAAGATCTTTTGTCCTTTTCCAGTACGCAGCTTTTTAATCTGATCTAATGTAAGATCTTCAACTTCCCCTTTACCGTTTGTGGTTCGATCAACAGTCTTGTCATGGTTTGCGACTAGGTGACCGTCTTTGGTTTGTCGTAAATCAATTTCAATGTAGTCTGCTTTGTCTTTTATTGCTCGTTCATAGGAGAGTAGGGTGTGTTCTGGCTCAATTTCCGAGGCGCCTCTGTGTGCAATCATTAGCGGCTCGTATTTTTTACTGCTTCCTTTCCCATAGCCTAAAGCTGATGAATCAACTTCGTTAAATGAACATCCTCCTAGTATGACTAAAGCAATAGTTAATGTTATCAATTTTATTTTTTTCATGATCTAAAATTATCATAATTAGGTAGTTGGTTCAATATATTTCTTTCCAACAATTTCTTCGTACTGTTCTGGTGTAATTTTTCCTTTTACTACAGCTTGCGCTACTCGATATTCATCCCACACGCCATTACCGTCGTTGTAATAATCTTTTATAAGTTCATACCAATTCATTTAAAGTACACCATCCATCATTAGTTGATATGTTAAGTCACTTAATTGTTTTTTAACCTTTTCAGCTTCCGATGGCTCGGGGTCAAGTGGTTTTAAGCTGTCAATGTATTCTTTCGATGCTGACTCAATCCATTTTTTTGTTTTAGGGTTGAATTTGGGAATATAAAGACCATCGGATGGAGCTATTATAGTGCAATTATCAGGAATTGGACTATCGTCTTCAAGCACAACAGGGGATTCATAAATATAATTTTCGTCATATTTGTATACTTGCATCATAATATTCTCCCTACACGGCCTTAAAACTAAAGCCGAAACTAATGTAATCATTGGGTTTGGAGGTATTTGTACAACTTTCTATAATAACTCTTCCTTCAGTATCAACAAGCGTTCTGTGAGTCTGAGGTATTCCTGACATTCCTGCTTGGGAAGCTACACCAACCCATTGAAACGCTCTTCCAGGCCTGTATCCTTCAGGCAAAGTGAATGCTGCCACTCCAAAACCAATCGTTCCTTTTGCTATAGCTCCCTCTACAAAAACAGTCCCCGTTGCATCCTTTGTATACCGAGTTTTAAACACTGTTTGGTCTGTTGAGTTAACATCTGTGTAATTAACCCATCCATTCTGTAAAGTAGGAGTGTACCATATTATTGAGGAAAGCTTGGTATCAGTATAGGTTTTAGCTGAGTTGAGTGCAGCAGTAGCTCGGGTCTGTGCTCCGTCAGTCGTTTCATGTGTTTGCCACGTAGTCCAAGTTAAATCGCTTTTCCTAAATCGGAAATAAGTATGTGTTCCGTAATATGCTTCTAAAGCAAATTGGGCTACTGAATCACCATAATTCATGACAACTAAATAGACATTGGACAAGTTAGCAGGGGAGTGAAGACCCTGGTTGGCGATTAAATAAAACCCGGTGGTAATCAAATCGTTGTATTCGGTTTTTTCGGAGCTACCTTTGTAGAATACTTTCCCATCATCGGCAGTGAGTTTGAAAAGTTGAGCAGCGTCCCATCTATCCCGATCAGATTTATTGATATGGACATTAGTGTCATTTAGGTGATCATCAAAATCACTTTTAGCAGCTTGTTTTACGTTGACTACATTCCCAAGCCCAACCTGTTCAGCAGTAACCTTATGAGGATTTGATTGATCGTTAGTATGTTCAGCTAAAATGGACTTTGACCTTTCATCAGAGCTGTTCCAATAACTGCGCTCATCCTTTGTGATATGTCGATCGAGGTCTGCATTGTGAGCGTCAAAATCAATTTTTGCTGCTTGTTGAACATTATCAACCTTAGACAAACCAACTTGGCTTTTAGTAACTGCATGAGGATTTTTCTTATCGTTAAGATGGTCATCAAAAGCAACTTTTGTGGCTTGCTCTTCATTGATTACATTTGATAATCCGACTTGCTCTTTTGTGACATGATGGGGATTCTCAGTGTTCAGAGTGTGCATTTTTAAATCGAAATTCTGCTTCTCCATGAAATCATCAACTTTTTCAGATAAACGCTTTTCATGAGCAGACATATGAGCTTCAGTTCTGTAAAATTGATCTTTAAGATTATTGATTTGTATATTGTTTTGTTTAAGCTGACCTATAAATTTACTACTACTCATTAACTCACCGCAATTCCTTTAATCGTTACATCTCCATTTACGGAAACAACCTCAACCATGAATTTGAAAAGCCCTGCAATATCAAAATCCCAGATTTCATTTGTATTCAATGTGCCCGTACCTAATTGAAAATCAGTTTTGTTTGTTCCAGCAATTTCTGTCTTTTCACCATTTTCATCTACGGCAAAGAATTTTATTTCTCTTGAAGTTGAGGAACCAGAGATCTTAACAGTAATATCCCGATAATGTGATACTACAAATTCTTCACCTTCAGACGGGGCAGTTGTTGCTTCGTGGAATGTAAAGGTTGCTTTATCTGGAATGGTTTTTAAAATATTTGCATCGGTTTCTGTCAACAACTCCACCTCCTAAATCTGTTTAAAAACTGACTTTTATTTAAAAAGGAGAGGGGAAATATCCCCTCAAATTATTTAGCTTCAAATACTCTTACATCTCTGTCAGTACCGTCATTAATCACATAGACATAAAGTGTTTTGCCAGCAGCAACAGGTACCGAAAAAGGTTTGTCGCCGGCGGTCAATGGGATACCTGTATCAGCAGTCACAGTAGAGTTTCCAATGTAAATCGTGCCTTCTGCAGGAGGATAAATAGTAAGGGCTGTTCTGTCAGTGATACCTGCGGTAACTTTTTGAGCTGTTGAAGTAACAGTGAATTTATCCGTTTTAAAAGAGGAGAAACCGGGATCTCTTTCATTCAAGGTCACGGAAGGTGATTGTACTTGGATACCTTTGATAGCATCCAAACCAGCTTGAGGGAAGTCAACTTGTAGGGGTTTTTCTTGTGATTTTAGGTGAATGTCAGTTACTAAACCGCCGTTTCCATCATCTCTAGCTGAAGATTTTACGCCATCGAAATCATTAAGTTTTGCTGCCATTAAAAATCACTCCTGTAAAATTAATTGCCAACGTCTACGGATTTAGTTTGAGTTTCTGTATCAGGATCAGGATCTGGAGTGGCTACATTATCATCTCTGCTCGCTTCAATAACAACTGCCATCTCGTCTGTGTCAGTGTCGGCCAGTGCTTCAAATTTAATTTCTGGAGCTAATGCATTACCGTTTTCGAGGGACATTTCAAACTCACCTGAAGGGGATACGTTAGGGAATTGAATGTAGATATCACTATAGACCTCTTCGGTATCAGGGTTATACGCAATTGTACGGTACTCAACTTCATATCGCTCGGAGAATTTACTTGCTTTAATAGCGAGCCGTCTGCCGATTTTGTTAATCTGATATACGGCTGTTAATTTCTCTTTTGTACCAGCAAATCCAGTAGGGATTAAATACGTGCTATCTGTAGACACAGGCGTCTTATAAGTTAATCCTTTTTTGTTGAAGAAGGTTACATCACTTACCGGTTTACCTTTAAGAGTAACCGTATTTTTGTCGTCAACAATTAGACCATGTTCACGGTCAAAAACCTGAACTTTTGCTTCTTCCTCAATTGTTTCACCTTGTGTCATTGCCAACCATTCAAGGTCGAAAAATGCATTCTTGACAGTAAGATTGATTTCTTTTTCAGACTTCAAGATGTAAAGTGGTTTATTCCCGATACCACCACGAAGCTTGTCTTCGGAGATGGCTTGGGAGAATGAAGCTGTTTGTGCTTCTGCTGTGAATACAAGCTGACCATCAGATTTTCTTCTGAAATAAACATCAGCTGTATCTTGAATAACTGTTTTCATCTATAGATTTCCTCCTTAAAATAAAAAAGGAACAGCTATTAGCTGCCCTTAGAAAAACCCTTGGTCTCATTTATAAATTTATCTCGGCTTATGTAATGTTTCTCTTCCTCAAATAAGTCAATGTGTTTATCCCAGTTCACAATGTTCTTGCCTGCTTCTGGTGAAACTGTAGCAAAGAGGGTAGAAGTGTCATATTGCTTGAATTGAGCAATGCGGTGATAAGTCATATAAAGTTGAAACAGGGTCATGTCATTAATGTCTTTATAAAGATAGCCTGTATAAGTTGACACTGTGCTAATGATATCCGCCATATTAACTGGATCCACATCTTGACTCTTGACTCTTTTGCTTCGCTCATTAGCTTTTTGAATCTCAGGATTGGAACTTATTTTTTCTTCCTTCAAACAACACATTTTTAATACAAGTTCTCTAATGGAATCGAAGTTGTCTGGAGTAAGCTTATCCAGTATTTCTTCTCCATTGAACATTTTAGAAAACACTGTGCTATAGGCTTCTTGAAAATTAGGAAGGGTACCCGAAATTTCATAAAGAGTCATTTTTTTTAATTCAGCAATAAGCTCATCAAGTTCCCCAAAACGATTAACATCTTCTTTGCAATAAACATAAATGATCTCTTTTTTGGACATTTTGATTAGCCTTAAATAATTGGCTAACTGACCGTACTCTTTAACTTTAATGAATCTACATTCACCAAGTTCTGTAGAGATAGGTTCTCCAGTAATGAAAAACTCCATATCAATCATTTCATAATCAATCATTTCATAGCTCCGAAAGTGAATATTAATTTGTATCCCAAATACCCTTCAGGTGCGTTCGATATGAGCAATCTTGTGTATTTAACATTTTTGCCGATACCAGCAAAATTTTGATTGAAGAGCATGTCACAAATACGATCAGTAATTTTCAGGTTCCTGAATTCGGTCTCCTCATAAGTGTTAATGTGTGTATAAACATCAATCATCAAATCTTGATCTAGCAGCATCACACTTTGGGTTGAGGGTTTAGGGATTCCATTGCCAAGATAAACACAAAGTCTGCATATTGGTTGATCGGTTAAATCATCAGTTTTGGGAGCACGTTTAATTATTGAGCTTAATATTGATGGGGAATCATCAACTGGATCATAGTAATTTTCCAACGTCTGAACGTCAGGGAGAGAAGAGGAGAGAGGGTCATCCTTATAATATAAAAGACGATTCAATTCTGTATCATTCATAATGGTTCTAAATACAGCTGTCATATGTTCGACCATCATACTCATTCGCTATCACCTCCAACTTTCTTTTTGGCTATAAGTCTAATTGTTCCGGTGTCTCCATAGACCTTGGAATAGTCTATATCATCAACACGGAATTCCTCGCCATAAAAAGAAAGAAAAAGACCCTTCTTTAATTTTTCATGTTTTAAAAAGGGGATGGTGACATGTGCTTGTCCTTCAGGAATGTTTATGGCTAATTCGGATCCAATTATTGAGGTTGTGCGCTCAAAGACACATGGAATTTCAAGCTTTTCACCAGGAACTGTAATCATAATTGGTTTTCCTGTAATTTCATTAATCTTTCCAGATGGAATTTTACGATCAGATGATGTTAGTGAAATAGATGAGTTACATAATTTAGCCTTGGCTATGGGATAAAGTCTGTTTGTATCAAACTCTGTAATAAGAAAAGGGGAATCGTTTATCTCCGCAATAGCTCCCTTATGGGATTCATAATCAGGTCGAAACAGTAATGTTTTATCTTCGGAGGTTTTCCCCTGATTTATTATTACATCGGTTAATTCACCGTTGATCGGAATGCTCTCAGAGAAGAGTGAAGAATCAAATGACTTATTTATTGTGTCTTTCGTGTTATTAATTATAACTTCATCAGGAGTAGAGCCGTATGCAAGTAACCTCTTTTTATATGTTTCAAAAGAGTTCAATGTTCCATTCTCCCCATTATTTTTTCAATGGTTGCAAGAACTTTAAACACTTCTTTTCTAACGACATGAAAACTGTAGTCATGTGATGAAATATTCAATCGAATGGACTCTAGAGTAGCAAGCATTACAACATAATCAGAGCAATCATGTGCAGATTTAATAGTATCCTGAGCTCCATATAATTCGAAGATTAGTGAACTGACATAATTATTAATACCATAATTACTTTCTTCTAGGAGGGGAATGATTTTAAAGATGCGTGACTTTAAAAAGTTGAAGTATGCTAACTGAGTTTTTGAATCTGTTATCATCTTCATGATCTAAAGCCTCTCATACTTATATTTGAGTATGTATATTGCACCATTAAATCTTCAGCTTCTTTTTTGATTAAATTACGTAGCTCTCTAATCTCCTTAATATGGTTCGCTTGCGAATACAATTTGTAGTCCTTAGAGCTCAGAGTTTGATGTAAAAGGTCAGCAGTAACTATTTTGGGAGTGAGATATTCTACAACCATAAAGCAGGCTAGAATTTCTTTTTCTTCATCAGATAGATCTTCATTGAATTGTTTGAGTTCTTGATCCCTGTCAGTTAAGTCCTTTTTACACCTTCTAAATTTAATAGATGACGACCTTAATAAAGGCTCTAAGGTATCAGCCAAATCTTGGTCGGAAATGTTTAAAAATGAGTAATCAGTTAACTTAGGAAGGAAAAACCCGTAGATTTCTTCAAAAGGAGTAGGCAAATATTACGCCTCCTAATCTGCTAATGAAAGAATGTCCAAATGGAGCTCTTTTTCCAATAGCTTAAGAAGCTGAAGATTATTAAATTCTCCACTTTCAACACCTTTTCTAGCTTTGTCAGCAATCAATTCCTTCATTCCTCTAGGTAATTTAAGTAAGATATCTTTGGCATCTGTGACTGAAAGATTGAAGAATTCTTCAACTTCATCAATAGGAATAATGTGTTGATAAACCTTGGTTAAACCTAAGTAATGTACAACTTCCTCATCATCGATAAAAATCCAAGGCTCTGTTAGAAACTTAGGCTGAGACGATTTCATTGTTAACAATTCAGATACCTCTATGTATTCTTCATCTCCATACGCACTCCATACAGTTTCTAGCCCAGTTTTTTTTGAGATGTATTTCAAACTTCCATTCGTAACATTGAAACATGACACCAACTGATTACGATTTATTTGTTTCTTTTTCTTAACTGTTTTCTTTTTTGGTGCTTCTTTTTCAGTAACCACTTCATTAGATTCAATTGCAGTTTCTTTTGTTGCCATTTAAAACTCTCCTTTTTCATCAAAAATATATGAGGGCTATTTAGCCCTCATATTATGCAAATTGATACATGCCGTACATTACGTTAAATACTGTGTCCACTCCGTATTGAGTAATGAATTTGTACTCCATAGACATATCTTGGTTGGTTGTACCATCGGATACTTCTTTAATAAAAGGAGTTCCTTCTTTGACAACCTTAATAGGTTTGGCGTTGGCTGGTAGAACCATCAAACGATCATTTGCAATTTGGAATTCAAAAGTGTTTGGTTTGTGGCTTTGAGGGATAGGAAGGAGGGAGTATCCGTTCCAAACGGAGAGAACACCGTTTTTGTTAATTTGATCTTTCATATTTTCACTCATGAGAGTAGTAGCACCGGATAGTTTAGACAATGCTGTGCGTGTTCCAGCAATAATGATTTGAGATCCTTGGTTTGCTGCTTGAACATGCTCTGCCTGCTCAATTAGTGTTGCGTCATTATAGGTGCCAGTCTGTTTGAACTCAGCAGGTAAGTATGCCATAGAAGCCATGAATTCAGTATAGATACGTGAATTCAACTCCTGAGTGAATGCTTCACTTACTTTTTTGATGAAAGCGTCCCAATCAATGCGACCGGCTAAGAACCGTTTGAAGTCAGTGTAAATTGCAATAGCATACGGCTCAGTTTGTACAGTAAAGGTATCCCCAATATTCAATTTTTGCCGTCTGATGCTCCAATGGTTACCTGAATGGCGCGCTGCTACCAGCATTGTTCTATCTTCAACATAAAATTCATTGGTATCACCAAGAGCTAAATCACGGTAATCCACGAATTGTTCGAAGAAAGGGCTGGCAATCATACCATCGGTAATTGTTTGGTCAAGTACCTCTTCAATAATTTCGAAGATATCATTCTTATAGCGTCTAAATTGACTAAAGTTTGGTTTGTCAGTACCGATAATCTCTACAAATGCTTTACGGATAACATCATTTGCCTGATTATTTGAGTAATCCGTAACTCTGTTTTTATATAAATCAATACCCAATTTCACAAGATCTTGTTTCATTAATTAACCTCCAAGTTATGATTATTAGTTTTGTTCTACTCTGATAACGACTAAATCAAGCATTCCGCCCACATAACCAGGTTTCCCGGTTACTGTTTGAGTGCCAATCTTTTCGATGGCTTCGATTCGCCCTACAAATCTTTGATCGGCTACATCTGCCTCTGCAATCTCTTTATATTTGAAAGAATTAGCTTGTAAGGTGACCTTATTTCCAATTACAACTTGTTCACCAAGAGCATCAATTAGGTCTGGTGAAACAGAAAAGATGTCGCCTTCAACAAGGTCGTATACTCTAAAAATTTGACCGGCGTCAATTTTGAAATACTTTAAATTGTTTTGTGATCTGCGAGTCTGGTCATACATAATCTCATCTTGTGCTACAATAGCAGCTTTTTCTTTGGCTGGATCTGTAGCTCTTTTAAATAGGCGCAACTCTCGTTCACCTTCATACGGAACTCCAACCACACCAACATTACCATTTTCAACATTAAGTTTTGCTTTTACAGAATGAATATGGGCGCCGCCGTATACGGCAGCCAAATTATCTAAACGAACAACTCCTGACATTTAAATGCCTCCTCCAAATGTTATTTAGTTTGAAAACTTTTCGAACAACCCGCCATAAACCAGTTGTGTATCATCATTTTCTTTATTAAAAGGTATTTTCACAGTTGTATCTTTTTCTTTTTTCGAAGATGAAAAATTTGCTTTCTTTTTTCCTAAAAGAGTGAAGAGTTTCTCTTCAATCTGTTGAATAGATAAACCTTCAGAAATCGCTTTAACTGAATTGATATCATCTTCAGATAGTTCAAGATTGAACTTTTCATAAAGCTCTTTTTCTTTTTCCTTACGTTGTGAAGAAAGAGTGTCAGCTTTAAATTGTTTGAGCGCCTCATTTTCTTCTTTAACCGACGCGTAAGTATGTTCAACCTCTTTTTCCATTGCTTCAAGTTCATCTTTTAGTTTTTCAACAGGCACCACAGAAAATTTTGATTCATTGCCTTCGATAAAATCTACAATTTCAAACTTCTTTCGGTGTTTTGTTGAAAAATCAATTGTCACCTTGTCTTCTGAAATGGAGAATTTGAAGCCATACAGTAATCCGTCTTCTTTGTTATCAAATGCAAAAACTTCATCGTCTTTTTGATCTGCGTAGTAATAACGAATGCGCTCTTCAGATTCACCCCAACTATAAGTTTTCACAAACTTTTCTTCACTAAGGGCACGTTTTAATTCAGCTTCTAACTGATTAGCTGACAAGGAAAAGCTACTGTCAACTTTGTATGCTGTTTTGAGTTTTTGATTTAACTCTTCATATGAAAGTGCTTCAAAATTGATTCCGTTTGCGTCTAACTCTTCTTTAGTAACAGAGAATTGTTTTAAAAGTTCTGTTTTATCCAAAGTCTTTATACCTCCTTTATCAGTGTTGATGGATTTAAACAGTTCCATTTTTTCTTGAATACCTTTGAACATTTTGTCTTCTGAGAATTGAGTTTCGATAGTTGCAGACTGCATAGCAGGGAGGACATCAGTTCCTAATGCACAAGCACCAAAAAAGCTAAATTTAGTGAAATGGAACACTTCATCAATCCATTCCCCTTCAAAATCATCATGGAGTTCCATGGACTGTGACTTCACGCTGTTTCTGTTGAATATTTCGATTGGATCGTCCCATTTTTGCCATACAAGTCCTTCGCAAGTAAGGAATTCTCTTTCTATTCCGTCATCACAAACTCGTTTTTCAAACTTTGCATTGTTCGACTCAGGAATGAGCCCGATAGCTTGTCCGATATACTTAACTTTAAAGTGACCATCCTCTTTAATTAAAACCATGCGGTGGTCTGAAAAATCAATATCCCCATCAGAGTTCTCTTCTATGTAGGATAAAATAGGAGTATTAGCAAGAGAGGGGATAGCGGCTTGAACTGCTTCTTTATTAAAATAGCTTCCATTTAGGTTTTCCCCTAAATGCATCAGCCAAATTTTCACCTTTAAGAATCGAGTGTCTTCTGTTTCAAATGAATCCAAGCTCTGAAAGAGAAGAGGCACATAATTATCTACCTTTTTGTCCAAATTTTCACCTCCTTTCAAAAATCATTTGATTACTCTCGATTAAGGTTTCCTTCATTTTCCCTCGTTTCAACACCTTTATCGGAAAGAGCATCTTCTTTTTTCTTTGGGGCGCCAGCGGATTTAACGCTTTGTGTGTGAGAGCTGGACAAAGGTATTAAATTATCTGGCAAGTTCATAATTTCATTCTCAAGAAATGCCATGTTGTTTAAATTGCTCTGTGTAACCCCCAATGTAGAAGCTAATGCAGACTTAACAGGCATTCCATATTGAGCTGCTTGTAACAAACTGTCTCGTACAGTTTCTACATTCAATTTTGTAGTTTCTAATAGCTCAATTCTGAATTTATATTCACTATCCATTTTTTTGAGCTTCCTATTTAGCCATCGTTCCAATTGTTTTAACACTCTAAAAGCGACTTGTTCATCTGTGATTATCGATTTAGATAGGCCTGTTCCACTCATTCCATCACTGTTGAATAATATTTGACTGACTCCGGCCGCATTATAATAATCTCTTTCAGCTTTTGCGACAGCATCTGCATCATTGCTTTTTCTTTCAAGCTTAATTGCTTCAATTTGCATAGGAGAGGTTACTAGACCAACTTCTTCTGGCAGAGCATTCATTGCCATATTGTGAAAATCAATGGCTGTTTCCATGTTCAATAAAAGCTTGTCTGCTTCTCCAGATTTCTCATCCATGGGGATTTTTTGTGTTAGGATCATATAATTGTCCATCTTGTTTTTTACATTGCGAAGTCTTTTGGTTTCATCTATATCAAGAACTGATTCAAAAACTGAAGAGAAGGGGGGAAGTAGATATTCAAGTTCCTCATTTACCTTGATACATATAGTGTTTTCGGAGCTCAGTTCTTGCCACCTTAAGCCTGTTTTGTCTTTGGTGTATTTCAGATACTTAACCCTAAATTCTTTAGGATAATCCTTTAAGATGTCCTTATTAGAATCAAAATAAGCAAAGTCAAAACTGTAGTTGAAAACTCCATCTTCAATGGAACTTATCCTACAATAATCTGGGTCAAGTTTTTGAATGAAATACGAATCAGATGTTGTATGCTCATATCCATAAAAGACGTCTTCTTTAAAGGCAATTAGCAATAGTTTTGTGAATTCGTGCTGAAGATTCATTGTTTCAATAAGTTTTAATATGCTGGAATATTGATCTTTAAAGGGTTTTTCTTTGAATTTGTCTATATTTAAATCGAAAGGTTTGATTATGTAATCAAAGCGGAGCATAGTTGCAAAATATTGAATCAGGCGTTTATAGTTAGGCGAGGTGTTATATAAAAAACGGCTAACTCTTCTCAATTCTTTTTGGCTTTTTTGAGGGTTTTGAAGGTACATAATGATATTTTCTTTAGTGAATTTTGAGGAAATAGCTGATTTGTTATTATTTAAGCTCATGTCGTTGAGAAGTAGCTTGGACAGCTGCGCAAAACTTATTAATTGTTGATCCATTTGTTACAAATTTCAACTCCTTTCTTTTAAGAAATTTGCGGTTGTTTAAACAGGAACATTTTATTCATATCAATTTTGGGATGCTCTTTTTTTGTTATGTTTTCACGTCTTAGTTGCTTTAAGTACCAAGCAAGCATTGCAATTGTATATGCACGGTCGTCGTGAACTTTACTTTTCTTATCAGGAGGCAAGTCATACCTTACTTTGCTACTACTCCCAGAAGAAAATTTATAGATGCTGACAAGCTCTTCTTTTGCTAAATCAATATTTGTTAAAGACAAAATTTCTTCATCGGTTAGCTTGTACTTTTTTCCTTCACCGTTATCAGTAGGTAAAGTGATTTCTCCCTTATAATCATAGGTTTCAGTAAAAGATATTAAGTTTAAATCCATCATCTCAATTAAAGATTCAAACATGTCGCTTTTTAGTTTTTGAGGTGAGAGGAGGGAGAGTTTGTCACTGGCGTTTGGATACTTGGAAATGTAAGATTTGTACTCTTCGTGTTGTTTATCAATAAGACCCCTGTGTTTAACACCCTTAGTATCTGTCCAGTCCTCCAGTAAACCATCTGCCCAGGCATTCATACCGCCACCGCCAGCACCGGCATCTAAGAGAATTCTTTCGATATTTTCATAATCAGCTGCCTTTGTTCCATTGTAATTTAGAAGCATCCTTTTAAAATCCTTAACTTGATCAGGAGTCTTAATTGGGGTTTTCTTTTTCTTTTCTAGATCAGTCCAAGAAACATTATTAGAAATTTCAAGCCGGTAGCCTACATTCTCATCATTAATTAGCTCTGCAACTGTGCATACTGAGTTGTCATGATTTCTTGCAGGGTCGATGGCCATTAAAAATTTTCTGGAGCCATCATTAGCAAGAACAGGGGGGCGCGTTACAGAATTTCTGATAATCATTGCACGTTTGATGATTTGATTGTCTGATCCCTCGGTGGTGAATATGTTCTTATATTCACGCATAGCTTTTTCTTTGTTATCTCTCATTGCTGCATCCACAGTTTCTTGGGATAGCAAAGACACAGGGTACAGTTTTCCATTAAAGGTGGCATTTATAACAATGTCTGAACTGATATCTGCGACAAAATATCTTTTGTCTCCTAAGAACATCTTTTTAGCAAAATCGCTATATTTTCGATAGAAGTAGGTATCTGTTGAAGAGGCTGACGAGGCATAAATCAGTTGGTTGGGCATTTGTTTAGGAAATAGAGTGACATCAACATCTCCACCTAGTCTAAAATCACTGTTCTGAACAGCAAACGGTTCAGAAGTCGTAAAAAGCTCATCAGGAGCAAAACCACTTTCATCATAGAAATTTAGATTAGAACGCTTCGAGCGGTTGTTGTCAAAGGATCCGTTTAATGAATTTACAATACTTCCGTTATAAAGTTTGTATTGAAATGATGCGGGGTTGTGGGTGAAGCCATCAGTGTTTGCTGCACTCTTAACGGTTTCGTTATAAAAAATGTCTGTAAGGCCGGTAAAGGACGCAATCTCTCTTTTCGCTATTTTTTCAATTTTTAAGAACATCTCTTGCGATTGTGAACCAACACCAGCCAAGATATACGCTTGGAAATTGGGGATCAGGAGACTTTTGGCCATAATAAAAGGGCTTCCCAGTGTTGTTTTTCCTGAGTTTCGCCCCATGCACCAAAGAACATATTGCTTGTACCAACTTTCAGTAAAAGCGTACTTTTGATAATCTAAAAGTTCCATGCCGAAGAATCTTTCTACAAATTTGACCGGGTTTTTTCGCCCCCACTGAATGACTTCGGCAAGCTTAATAAATCCATCTATTTTCCGTTGAGACATATTAGCTTTAGTCATTTGTCAAAGTTCCTTCTGTTTTTCTCAGGCTAAATAATTCTTTCTTAAGCTTCCGGTTTTCTTCTTCAAGAGTAATTGTTCTTGCATCTAAGCTCTGAATAATTTCTCTTTGTTCCATAATCATTGAAGTATAATCATTCTCGTCGAATTGCAATTGATCCATAATACTTTTATTGCTTAAATCAGCTACTTGTCTTATCCCTTGTGCTGTTTCAATATCAAATTGATTAACTTCTCCTTCTTCAAAGCCTTTCTCCTGAAGTGTTTTAATAATTCCAGAAAGAGTCCCGGCACCTTTGCTTTTATTGTTGTTATGGTTTACCGAGATACCATTGTCTTTAGCTAAAGCCAGCATGGATTTGAGAATCTTTTCTTTGGAGTCAATTAAGGATTTAATGCCGCCTGCCTGATTAGACATATTAGCTACGTCACTTGTAATTGTCGCAATTGCTCGGTTTATTTTATCAATTTGATTAAATCCTTTTACAATTTCAATTACAGCGGGTAGTTTGAAATTGTCCTCTAATGTTCCTTCGTCAAGGAAGTTGACTAGGTTATTGTAAAGAAGACGTTTATCACTCTCAATTTCTCCTTCGAACGGATCATATCCCAACATCCTTAATACATCTTTTTTATTGGTATCATCTAACTGAATGCCATCATCTTTAGATGGATGATCTGCGTTTATTTCTTGCTGTGTTTTCGTGCCATCTTCGTCGAACTCACTGTCTTGCCATGTTTTCATGCGGTTATGTCTTAGACCTAAATTCTTCATGTAAATTGAAAATAAATGCCTATTTCTATTTGCTGCTTCTTCAATTGAAGAAATCCAGGTAGTGTGTAAGTATGGTTTATCAAGCATTCGTAAGAGATTTTGTATATGGATAGGACTTTCTATGTCTGAGTCAGCAATTTTTAATAAGCATTGTTTACAGACGTGTAGCTTACCTGTTGCAGCGTGAAAAGGGGAGGCAGAGGCGTAATATTGCCCTGCGTCTCTTTCTTTTCCACAACAGGAGCAAACAATTTTTTCAATATTCATCTACTCACCTCCGTTAATTTCTAAAAACACGTTTTATAAAACGCCCAGCAATAGAGCGGAAGGGGGTACCGCAATCATCCTGGGCGTTCTAAAAAGGTGTTTAAACTAAAGAAGAGAGGACTTCATCATGATGAAATCCTCCTTTGATCTCAATTCCTAATTTTTTAATTGTTTTGAGTTGATCTTTAGTAACAGTACTGTCGATATAAACGCCATTCGGAAAATGGTTACCTTCTAAATAATTGGCTGAGATAATAGTACAACTAATTCCTTTTTCTTTGGCTAAGTCTTTGTAAACCTTTTGATGAGCACCTACAAGTAAAGGAATATTATTCTCTTGTGATAGCCTAAGAAGAAGAGTTGTTTTACCTTTACCTCTCTGAGAACCATTTACCAGCAGTATTTTGGGTGCATTTTTATGAAATTTTTCTTGTAGTGATTTATCCACGTCATTAAAAACAACTTTCATTCGCTTGGATGGAGGTTGGATTTTCTCTCCAAAAATAGTTAAATGAATAGCTTCTAATACACGCTTAATCTCAGAATCACATCTGTATCCAGACTGTTTTAACTCTGAGAGGGTTTCTAAATGTTTATTTAAGTATTTAAAATCTTCATTCGTCATTTTTCGTCTTCATCCTCAATCGTTTTTTGTATTACTTTAATAAACTTTCAATAGCTCCTAGGCTCACAACTGTCTCATAAGGTGAATAGTGTTTTGCTGCTACACTCATGTTTCTTAAATCATCTATGGCAATTCTTTTATTTATAAAAGCTTCTCTATGAGTCTCAATAACATATTTAGGATCAGCAAATGGCTTACTTACAGTATTACAAGTCACTTCTTCATAAACAGCAGGAATTGAATCCAACAGATACTTATAATCACACAGCTCTTTCATTAATTGTTCTTTGTTAATATTTCTTGTTCCATCTTCAATGATTTCCTTCCAGAAAGACTCGTAAACATCTTTGTAATCAGTCACTTACACTGCCCCAATCCGAATAAAATTAAAGTTTTATCAATAGTGAATTTTGAAGAATTCGTTATCTAATGGGTTTACTTTAAAAATCAAATCTAAACCTGATACTTCTCCACTAACACCTTTAAGTTCTGCTCTAGAAATAATTTCGACATTGTTAAATTCTAAAGTAACCTTGTGTGACTTTGTTGTCTCAATATGGCGACCAATTGTTTCAGCTAATAATTTGAATTCAGAGCGAGGAGTCTCTTTTAAAACTGAAATATATTGTTTCTTCCCTAACTTTGATTCAAAGGAGGTAGGGGCTTTATAATCGCCTAAAAATTTAAGTACATCAAAGTTTAACAGAGCGTTCTTCGCAAAAATCAAATACGTTTCATGTTCATCGCTATAAAAGATTTCAACATCTTGAAGAGATGTTAAATCAATTAAAGACTCCTCAGTTGTTTTATCATACAAGTGAAGGTTATAAACTTCGTGCATTGCTAATTCCAAATTTATTCTCTCCTTTGAAACAAAGACTCAGTAATTGTCCTCTTAAATTCTTCCGAAAATTGCTCCCAATAAATTGAAAGTTCATTAATAAATGAAGTAACGTTCATTATTTAATCCTCCTTTTGGTAATGCAGTACACGTTCAGATAATTCCTTATGTATCAATCGAAGGGAAGTTCTAAGAGAACCTAAATTTCTACTTAATTCACCGAAAACACAACTTAAACTATGATAAGCTTTAAAATCCCTCTTATTAAATGAAGTAGTAATAAAGATTTTGAGATTGTCCATTTCAGATGAGATTAATTTATTAATATTTGACAAGTATTTAATTTCATTCATGTCTTGAGTATTTATCATCTTCATGTACTCACACAGGGATTTGGCGATAGTTTTGTATGCCGGATGATTTCCTTCCTTGCGTAGTTCAGACAGCTTACTTAAACAATTACCGATATTATCTTTGATGAAATCTTTATTTTCCATAATCGTTCTCCTTAAAGCGATTGGTCGCAACCCTATATTTCATTCTTAAATCTAATTATGTATGTAGCCTCAATACCTGCATCATCAAAAACCATAAATTTTTGAGAAGGCTTTGTTCCAAACCGACCTTGCATAGCATAATCATCTGCACCGACAAGCGCTCCATTTACAACAACCGTTGTGCTGCCGTACTCTTTTTCATAATTGTGATGAATATGACCACCGAATATGTAAGAAGGGATGTAGCCAAGTAATTGAGGTAATCGTGTTACGCACTGATCAACACGATCGTAGTGTCCGTGTACAAACACGACTTCCTGATTGTTGATTTTAGCGGGGATGAATCCGTCTTGCTCAGGTTCAATGGAGATGTTCTTTATGTTCTTCAATCTGGCTTCGAGGTACCAATTAATGAGGTATTCAAAGTTTTCTTTAATCCCTATATCATTTTTAGAAGGGGAGAGCCGACCGTGATTGCCTGCTACGTTGTAGAACTTAACTTCTTGAAACTCACTTGCCAACATCGCTAAAACCTCGGCAAGCGTTTCTGATACATATTTAATTTGTTCTACAGCATCTTCATTGGCCTGAACTCTTGTAGACACATGAATAAGACCTCCGATTAAATCCCCGAGATTTGCTACATGCAGTGTGGAAACATGATTCTGTTTACCATACTCAATCACTTTGTTCGTGAGATGTTCTACACGCTCATTAAAAATTTCTTTATTGAATTTGTTAATGCGGTTGTCGATTTCCATTCCGAAGTGCCAATCACTGAATAGTGCAAGCCCATGTTTTTCAGCAATAGCGGGGGATGGGAAGGTGAAGCGAAGGGGTCTTTTTGACTCTAAAGATGCAATAGCTTGTACGACATCATCTTTAATTTGTTCAAACCGTGCTTGATTGGCAATGAATTTCCGGTATTCTCTTTTTTGATCTCGTGCTTTGATTGTTTGTTTTTCGGATTCAATGCGAATTTCTTCATGTTTTTGTTGAACTTCTTTGTTCATATTCTTTGAGATAAAGTAATCGTGCCAGCGCTCAAATTGTTTAAAGTCTTTACGCCATTTGCTTTCATCATAGTTGGTTCCCTGATCCTTGTTTAAAAGGGCAGCAATTGTTTGTGTATCAATGTGATAAGTGTCTTTGTTTTTGAAAAGTCTGATATGATAATCAGTAAATGATTCGTCTTTTTCTCGTTGTAAAACAGTATCTAAAATAGCTGTCATTCAGTCACCACCTACTCAGAAAGTCCTTCAGTTTCTTGAGGAACAACATCACTGTCACTTTTTAACGTGAAATCAATTGGATCTGTTTTGCTTTCAAGCTCTCTTAGGTATTTAGATAATGAGTGAATGTGTATGCCATCACCTTTATGCTCAATAATTTGATCTTCATCAACATTTACAGTGCAGTTCTTAAAAGAATACTCTTTCTTCCCTTTAGCCAAATTAAATTCCTCCAATATGTGTTTTATTTACGTTCAATAAGCTCCTTCGGAAGCCCGATGATCCGAAGCATCGGTAACGTCCGAAAAGGGGATATAAGGAGATGAAAAGATAAGTCGGATAGGCGTTGGGGAAACGCCCGAAGGAGACTATTGATAACTTGCGTACCGGAAGGCTCGTAAGCACATTCCGGATGATCCATAGTAAAACGCAAGCACAAAAAGACCTCGCCACAGGGTGCGGAAGCCTCGTTCTGATTGCGTTATTTGTCGTCTACTAATTTAAATCCAGGCTCTAATACGAGCTCACCGTACATGTCGAGAGATGCGACAAATACTTCGCGACCTTCATGATCTTTTCCAAAATATTCTTCAGTGTCTTCGTTAAGGATAGCATCGATAATCTCGCCCCACTTATTATATACCGTGTCATCATACATAACTTTAACGCGAATATTTGTGTCCATCTTTTTCGTCCTCCCTTGAAAATTATACGAAATTAGCGTTTCCTTACATATTATTCATTAACCCAAGTAGGTACGCAAAATCGACAGGGAATACGCTGATTACGGATTCATCGATCGAAATCTTTGTAAGTCGAAAATAACAAAAGACGCCAAATAACGTCTTCAGAAACTCCTTGTACATCAAGGTACATGAGCATAAAAACCGGATTCTCCTTCTACACCTGGCAGATGAGCTATGACAACAAATATTACACGCTTTCCGGAACGTATTTAAAGTCCCCACCGGCGGAGAATTCACGGTTGTCTCGTGAACTGCTTAGTATCGCTCTATCAAGCATCACCTTAAAAGAGCTTGCACGTTAGCTGTTTATAGATATTTAAAAATATAAGAAGGAAAGACCCATTATAAGCCTTCTCAATGGCATTTTCAGTCTCTCTTGTCAGGTTACACGCCTTATTGAGAAACAAAGCGTCTCAAACGCTCGCCATTTATTTTGCACAGTCTTCTCTGACCCGTGTAAGGAGGTATGTGCATGGGGTTAGGCTCCATTCAGAAAATTGAATGAGAAGTAGCGAATAAAATAGCGAATATGTTTCTAAGTGAAATTGAAAAGGCAAGACCGAAAATAATCCTTTTCTGTGAAATGGGAGCGGTGATCAAGCGCTCAAAAGCCATTTCACTTATTTTACGAGGGTATGTAATTACAAAGCCTCGCTAACCCGGAAAAATTTTTGATTACCTCTAATAAGCAACAAAGCTTACAAGGGCATTATTTAAAGGGAAGGGAGACGCATCTGCCTTACCTAAGTGCAAGCCGAAGCAGTACACCGCAATTAATATTCAGGCTACATGTCACCCATAGTAAGACTGTGATGGGATTCACCCTACATAAACAGCAATTTTTCAGCTTGAGTAGCAATGGTCTTACCGACATTTTTAGCCCGATAATAGCCATTTACCTGTCTCTTTAAGACACAGACTTCTGAGTTAACCTCGAACCCTCATAAGTGACCATTATCCGACCAACCACAATGACCAGTTGTAGTTGTAAAGTCGAATTTAATGCTTTTGTTCGTATGAAAATAGCATAGACATGTTTAGAAAAGGCTTCATCCACGATGGGGCAATACCCCGCTAATATCCACTTATCCGAAACCCTGGCATTCCAAGTCCTCAAACAAATGAATATTAGCCGAGAACTGATATCCCACATATCAGTAAACAGCTTATTATTGACGACACCCCCCATGCCATCAATAAAAGAACTCTAATTAATTAACCTGGAGCTGAACACATGCGAAAAGAGGGGAGGGCGACAATTTCCTCCATAACATCTAACTCTGCCACTTTTAGGAGCATAAGCTCTATGTGACAAAGCGTGCAGGAAGCCTTTCCTGTCGTCCTCAGTAACTTTTATTAAGCTTTCACTGCGTCTTTTAGTGCTTTAGCAGGCTTAAATTTCACTACTTTTGAAGCAGGGATTTCGATTTCCTCGCCAGTTTGAATATTTCTCCCTTTACGAGCTGCACGTTCACGAACTTCAAACGTTCCAACTCCTGGAATCTTGATTGATTCACCTTTTGTAAGTGTTTCAACGATCACGTTAAATACTGCTTCTACTTTAGGCGCAGCTTCTTTCTTAGTAACTCCTAATTTTTCTGCAACTTCTCCAACAAATTCTGTTTTGTTCATATGTGATTTCTCCTTTATTATATTATTTTTATTCTTAATATGTACATGTCTTACCATAACTAGAAAATTTATAAATGTCCTTCAAACCCTTATGTATCAAGGGCTTCAGCGTTTTTCTATTTTATTAACATTTTTAGAGCGAATCTTTCTCATTGATTCTCTAGCCAAATTTCGTACCTGTATAGATTTAATTTCTTTAGCACAACTGGAGCAATACTTTGTTTTGTTACTTTTAATTTTAATCGGTGTATTACAAGCGGAACATTGTTTAACCCTCGGTTGATTTGTATATAGGTCATAATAGAGTCCTATATCATTAAAAGAATTAATTAAAATCGTTACTTCGCTATCAGGGTTAATCTCATATATAAAGGATAGTTTTATAAAACCTTTATTTCTTATTTCAACAATTCCCTTGGCAGCTAGTTCTCCGATAATTAGATGAAGTTTGTTTGCTGTGAGGGAAGTATGTGAAGAGTCAATTAACTCTTTGTACTTCTTATTGTTGCCCCCGTAAAAATGTTCTTCAGATTTCTCACCATATTTAGTTTCATGGATTGTTGAGTAAAGCTTGTTTAGTGTTAGGAGAGTAAAACAAAGTTTCTTTTGTACATGGCCAACATCTAAAGAGTCAATTACTTCAAGTTCGTTTTTCGTTATTTCAATTTGATCAATATTGATTAGAACATTTTCTTTTTTCCTTGCATAATTAAGGGCTGAATTGATTTTTTTAAAATAAAGAACCCGGCTAAAATCAGTAACATAGTTTTCACAAAACTCATAGAGTAATTTCTCTCGTTCTTTTGGCTTTTTACCCAATGATTTAAAATATTTAGCTAAGATTTTCATTTCAGTGCCGAAATTTTTTGAAATTAAGCCTTTTTTGAGTAAGAGCTCTGCGTAATCCTTTTCTTTAAACTTTATGTCACTCATTACAACACCACCTTTTTCAATGTGTATCTATTATTCAAATATTCGATCTCTCCTTTAGTATCAGAAGCAGGTATGTAAAATTCTTTTGCTTTCTTTTTGATATTTTCAAATATGTATTGGCCAAAAGCAGACCATAAAACTTCTTTGTTAGCTGTCTTTTCATCAAAATAAAATAATTTAACTAGGTAATTGGTTACTTCATTAACACTCGAACTTATTTGAAAAACCTCTTGTTTGAATAGTTCTTGTGAATTTGATATTTGGGTATGTAACTCAGAGTCGTACGAGCTTCTTTCAGAAGGATCTCCTGTGTTTAAAACAGCGCTTTGTCCAATAGATTTCTTAAACTTACCGTACAGGCCTTTGACTTTTAAGTATTTTTCCTCATCAAACACAGCTTCATCACTCAAATACAATTTATAAATTTCTTCATCACAATCATTGCTAACGATATTCCTTATTCCAAAATCAACAGACTCAATATATTTGCAAATACGATTCATTACACATTCACTTTCAATTACAGGATTAAATCTTTCAAATAGCTTCAAAAAGTCTCGTTGTTCTTTTGTTTTTCTTTTTACTGTCCTAAGCTCTTGAAGACTTACTCCAAACTTCTGTTGACAAGTAATGTCATAGCTTTTGACGTATTTTTTGTACTTATTTTTAGTTCCTTTATACAAATAGATGAAGAAATATGGGTGTCTGTCTAGCAAAATCCTATTCTTAAATTCTTTTTCAGTCTTAGTTTCATCAGAATCCGTGTCTTTAACCTTGTTGTAGTTAACCCAAGGGGAGGGAATACCTTTAACCTCTCTACCGATCTTAGCTTTATCAATCTGAGCGCTTTGAAGCTTTGTGCACATCTTTACTCGATTTAAAGTTGTTTCATATTCTTTAGAATCAGTGTCCAATTCAGCTAAAAGCGCATAACCACTTGTACTTTTGTTTGTTATTGAACCGATGATTGACCCAAAAGAGAATAAGTCTGCATTGAATAAGTCATCTTCGGTAAGAATCCTTTTCTCAGAAGTAGGAGGGGTATACACTACAGGTAACTCATCTTTATAAACTCCTTTGAGTACAGTTTCGTCTGAAGTAGTTGCAATGATGTCATAATCAAAATCGCTCCCAGCCCAGTTCATTGTTTCTGATCCATGTACATTAACGATTATTCCTGTGTAGTTATGTCTGTACCAATAATCAACTTCATCATTCTTCTTAAGAGTTAAGATCAAGTGTTCACTTCGGTAGGTGAGGGGGGCTCTCATACTATCAACATATTTGACACCTTTTTGATTCCAATAGTTAGAATAATACTCACGTTTTCCTAAAAGCCCAGTAACTTGAAGTCCACAAACATGCTGCATCATGGCATAAGGATCACTTACTAAAGTTTGAAAGTTCCCATCCAGAATTATGTCACCGAGGCAACCTCGTTGGATTTTCTTTTTCATTAAGTCATATATCTTCTTTTTTATGTATTTGTCATTAATTAAATTAGGATTAACAAGCAATGATTTTATCCAATGATTATCTGACTTGTCTATGTAATTTTCAACCTTATCGTCAGTTATATCAGTTCCAATGAGGAAGAGGATAGTGTAATAAATGTTTCCCCCGTTAACTCCTGTAATCCAATTAACAAATTTCTCACAAATCTTTTCAATATCCTCATTATTCAAATTAAGTGTTTGTAGAAACTGATAATTCATCTTCAAGATGTCTTTATCTTTTTTAGGACTATGAAGAGACACTCCCCATCTTAAATTGTTTTTTATGCAATTTTCCTGATAAACCTCAATTGAAGGGAAGCTGTCCCATAATTTAAATTGGCTTTCAGTCAAAATTACATCAATGTCTCTTAAATCAACTATCTTGGGGTTACCATTTTCATCTTTATAGGATGTTCTTATTCTGTAATTTCCGTTATTGACTGTTTCACAAAACTCATGAATAGGGAAGGTGTTTAGCATACCTTTTATAAAGTTTTGTCTAATACACCATTGTGCAGGAACGTAATCGAGCCCCAATTCTGCTGCCCATTTCTCTGCCATCTCATAGCTAATTAGACCCTGACCATCAAAACGATTAAATGATTCAACAATATCTTTAATTTCAATAATGTCATCATCTTCAAGTGGAGTTTCAGTAACAAAGTTAACTTTCACATTAGTATCGCTGTAATAGTCAGGTGTTAAACAAAATTTTGGAGTGCTAACTACTTTCGTAGCGCTGCCGGCCAGACCTTTGTACGCATTGAACTTGGAGGGGACTAGCATCTTATCTATATCTCGACCATTGTCTAATAATTTATTTAGTTGTTTAGCTGTTTTTGCTTCAATAAACACCACAGTTGAAGCTCTAGCCTGACCAGCTGATGAAGAGAATCTAACAAACTGTTTGCCGTTTAGAGTTAGACCTTTTCTATACAGATATCTATAGTGGCTAGGGTGCTCCATTTTAATTGTTATATACTCTGGAACAAAAAGAAGGTCATCTAGTTGTTCTTGAATTTCATTTAATCTTTTTGCACTTTCATTACTATGGTTGCTTTTTTTTATTTTTTCTTTTTCTATGTATAGGGTTCTAATCATGTCCTCACAAGATATCTTTTTTATATCTCTAATAGATCTCAAAATTTGATTGTCAAATAACGAGATAATTTCATTAAATTTTTTTGCTTCTTTAAAGGTCAATTTTATATTATAATTAAACTCTTTTAATCTAGAAGAGTTAAATTTAAAAGTAAAGTATTGAACATTGGTCAACGATTACTACCTCTTTTCTTAGTACAATTAGATAACATTTCAACATTGTTAAAACCAATTTCTTTTAGGGTGTTAATGATTTTATTAATATCATTTGATTCGTTAAACATATATATTATATTTTTATTCTTTTTAAATTTAACCGTATCTTCTACAAGCTCATTTTTAATAAATTCTTCATTTATTTCTTCTATGTTTCTATAATATTTAAATCGTTCATTACCATTTATCCAATAATCGTTTGTAATAATTTTGAGGTTAGAGTCTTTAACAATATTCATATTTTTTTGAAACCTTAACTCATTCTCTATTCTTTCCGAAATGAAGGGTTCTACACATTGTTCTATAAATTTAGAAACATTGTTATCAAAAACAGATTTAATTTTTAATGAATTTAAGTTCTTGTGCCTATATCCTTCTCTCCAAACTGTTTTTCTTTTTCTGTAGGTGGGATAAAAATAGTAATGTTTAGAACAAAAATCGATCTGTTCTTTCTTTATAAAAAAGACATAGTCTTCAAAATTAATCGAACAAATATAATATTGACTATTAAAACCTGAAATTTCGAAAGAGAGATTAAAATTACAGTATTTATCGTTCAACAATTTAACGACTTTTTTTATCTTTCTAATACTGATAGACTTTTTTAATTCCTTCAATTGCTTCAAGAATTCTAGGTGAGATGAATATTTAGAATATGATTCAATTACCTCACCAATGGTTTCTTTGTATTTTGATTTAAAATCGAAGGTTAAACAAATAGAATCATTAAATTCAACGTCTTTTGTCTTTACAGGCATGTAATAATGTATCTGGTCATCAAAACTAGACAGGTGGTTTAAAAGATCACCTTGAATATTGGGCTTAAGATAATACTTTTTTATAAACTCCGTAACAGTAAAGGTAAATGGATTAACCTCAAGGTTGTTAACATGAAGCACAGAGTCTCCAATTAAAAATGCTTCACTTTCTGTATCTAAGTAATACAGACCAAAACTAGATGAGCACTCTTTTTCAATTATTCTAAAACGTGAACTATGATTGTAACCCTCATAATGTTTTGTTAAATTATACTTTCCAATTCCTAGAATCCAGATATCAGTGATATTGTTTAATTTATAGAGTTCTTTCCTGTTTAAAAATTCTGTAGCTATAGGTGAACACTGAAATTCAATGACATACTTCTTTCCGTTTTTCTCAAAATAAATGTCAGGCCTTTGCTTAGTTTCAGGGAGCCATTTTTCTAATTCGCATTTATCAATGTTTGGCTGCTGACTAATCCAATTAAACAGCATGATCTTCCCTTTTCTATGTTCGTCTGTTTCTGGCTCGCTATAAAAATCACTACACTTTTTATTTTTATGTCTGAAATAAGGTGACACTATATCACCGTGACAATATTCATAAGTATCGTTGCATACTGGACATTTTAGGATCTTTTTATCTGACCACTTCTTTAAGGTATATCTATCATACTTGTTATCAAAACTCCGTATTATGTTCTCTCCAACTTTAGCTGTTAACAATCAATTCCCTCCACACTATTTTATTTTTACTCTAAAAGTGCTTAATATTCGCTATTAAGATATTGATTTACTAAACTTCGATATGTAAAGCTTTGCTTATTAATCTTTCCGTACCATTTATAATCCTGATAAAGGAATTCTTCTTCGGGTGTTGCTGTCCCATCGACTACTTTTCCCTCAATAAATCCCATTAAATGACTAAATAAATACTGCTTTTTCATCTTACACCTCCATACTATTTTATTTTTACTCTTAAAGTAATTAAAATAAAGACCACTTCATGTGGTTGTGTCTTTATTATATATTTTATTTTTACTCTTGTAAACATAAAAATCCAAAGTTAATTGGATTTAATTTCGATTAATTCAAAAAGATCGTCAACTTTACAATTTAGAATATGTGCCATCAATAAAAGATTGTATGTACTAGGGAGGACGGTTGCAAATCCCTCGCTGTCATTTTTACACCATCTAGATATACTTGCTCTTTCAGCTTTTATTTGCTCTGCTAACCAGCCTTTTTCAATACCTTTGCTGTTTAGAAATGAATCCAACTTACTTTTAACCCTATATTCCATTTAAATCATCCTTTTGCTGTTTGAATAAATTTTATAAAATGACTGGTTTACATACAAGCAGAGTATGATTATTTGCATTAAGATACAAAAATATTTGCATTTAAATGCAAATAGGCAATATAATAATTGTATATCAACCAAGATACTTCAAAATCATCAGATATTAAGGAGGGGTCACATGGATACTTATTTTGCTTCTGTCATTGACAACTTAACTCGAAATGATCTGTATATTCTAGGCTTATTGAGCGATGAAGGGGCTGATTTAAAGTTTAAATCAATTAGGAAGAAAACCATTCAAGCTAAAACTCAACTAACTGATGCTACTTTTAGAAAGAGCATTGATCGTCTTGAGGCCTTGCAGTTTATTAATATAGTGAAAAACAGTAAAGAGCATACAATTTTTATTACTCAATATGGTCAAGAAGCTTTGAGATATCAATTAGAAGGGGAGAGGGTTTAATGTTTGGTTTTATTGGAGTTGGTCAGGCCGGCGGAAGTGTAGCAGATGAAGCAATGAAGAGAGGATTTCATTCTGTCGCAATAAATTATTCACTTTCAGACCTTAATTCATTGGTCAATATTCAAGATAAGCTTCATCTGGTTGGGACAGAAGGAGTTGGCAAAGAAAGAAGTGTAGCAGCGAAACATATGAAAAACAACTGGGAATCTTCTATTGAGTTTATAAAGAACACAATGGAAAAGCCTTCAGTACAAGTCATTTTTGTTGTTTTCTCTGCAGCTGGTGGAACTGGTTCAGGGGTAGCTCCTATATTATTAGAATTGTTAAACGAATGTCTTACTCATAAAACAATAGTTGCTGTACCCATCCTTCCTGACAACAATGAAGTATTGGTCAATCAGATGAATTCACTGGAGTTGCTTGATGACTTATCTATGCCAGAGACATGTGTTTTACCTTTGGATAATCAAATGGTTTTGAGCAAATATGAAGGGAAGATTTCTGAAAGCAGACTATACAAGGAGACAAACAAGATGTTCCTTGATTTAATCGAAGTCTTACTCAATTACACGGACAGAGGCTCAAAGATCAGTACATTAGACAGGAAGGATTTAAATCAGCTTTTTGACACACCAGGAATCATGACTATTGCTCAAACAGACCTCAATGAATTTACAAATGAGGGTAAGTATTTTGATAAGCTGCATGAAGATATACAAAAGTCGTGGAACAATTCGATTTTCACTCCTGTTGAGTTTACAAATGTGATGAGAGCTGGAGTTATTCTGGATGTTCATGAGTTCTTAACGGAACATATATCGTATAATGAGCTGTTTAATGTCTTTGATAACAAGATGCCCCTAGACTTATTTAAAGGGCATTATGATAAAGGTAATAGGGCGATAACGATTCTTAGTGGATTAACCTGGATCAATGAGCGAATGAAGCAGTTAGATGATTTAATTGAAAATGGGAACACTGAAGTTAAAGAAACAACTGTTTATAAAGCGAAGAATCGCCGTAGAGAGGATTTATTTAAACCGAAAAAACTGGAGAACAAGGAATCGAAAAAGACCTCTTATATGGAGGCACTGAAGAGACTAAAGCGCTAATTTTAAAGGGAAGCTGCCTATTTTTGGTGGCTTTTTTATTTTGATTTTTTATGACCCCCCTTGGTGATCGTGAGCTAAAAAAGTGCTTATCGTCAATGAAGATCGGAAAGGGTTAATTAGTTGATATAGCAATGTTTTAGAGCTGTCAAAGGGGATAATAGGTGTTTTGTGATCGTAAAACGTAGACAGGAGAGAGGAAAAGTGGTTGTTTATTTAAAAATCCAATGAAAAAGGGGAGAATGAGGGGTAGAAAAACATTGATATTATAGGCTTTTACGATAGCGGTTACGATGCGAAAATAGGCTGAAAAATGGGAAAGTGAAAAAATAAGTTGGGTGTGGAAATGGAAGTGCTAGGGGTACATTTGTTCTTGTTTTTTAGCCTTTAGATGTTAATATACCCCCTATATATTGGTATTGAATTCCCTATATAAGATACGTTATGTAGGGTTTTTATGATTTAACTGATAAATTTGCACAACTAACACAATTTCAAATGAAAAACAATATTTATTTTTGAAAAAATAATTAAGCGGTCAACTTAAAAGTGAATACCCATTCATTAAAAATAATCGTGTATATAACGAAAGGAAGCAAATCGAAGTCTTATTTTTTATCTATACAATTTACTCATCTAATCTATACACCTATTTTATATTCACTCTAATAATATTCCTTCTCATCCTTCATCTCATTACATCCACCCATAACCTTACCTATCCTCATCTATATCCGTTTCCATTCACCACACATCATCATATATCCATCCCATAACACACAAACCATAACATCGTCAGAAGCATTCTAATACACCTAGAATCAATTTTAAATTAATCATAGTATCATTGGTATCCAATCCATATACACGCCTTATACAGCCTATAAACACCCATAAATAATAGTCCAAAATAATTTAAAAAAATCCATATTTAGAGTAAAAATAAAATGACTTTGTAGGAAAAATGTGCTATAATAGAGTTATAGGAAAGGAGGTGAACAGAGTGCTTGAGAAAGTGGGTATAACAATTGCTTTCCTTATTCCTATCACGGTTTTAATCATCAACTGTTTAACGATAGCTGAGAAGATTCAAAACCTGATGAAGAATAAAGAAAGCAAAAATAAAAAGCGTACACGCAAGCGCCTCCGTAGCAAGAGACAACGCAAACGTATACGCAGATAACACGCTAAAGGGGATTAATTCCCCTTTAGTCACTACCCATATTATAACATGGACAAGCACATTGTAAATATGAAACGATTCTCATTGTGGTTTACGAACATTACATTTGTTGTTTTATTCTTATTGTTCCTGTTCATCAAAGATTACTTCAGCAGCGGAATACAGTCGCTTATTACGGCTATCTTCATAGTAACGTGTATCATTGTCATTTTGTTATGGATCGCTTATTTTGCATACGCCAAAAGAAGGTAAACAAATCTAACTGACATCACAATTAATGGTGCTTATTAGTGGTGAGCGGGACAGAAAAATGGATTGACACAAATGAACCTGAAGAAATTGCATCTATGTTGCCAAAATAAAAAGTGATCAACAGTGCAATAATGATTCAATTTCTAGGCTGGAAGGACACTTTAATGATCTTGAAGAGAGAACTAACAATTGAATTTAAGACGTAAGAAGGAGCGGTATATTGTTTATCGTTCCTTTTTAAAAAGAAATTATAAGGAGGTAAAATGAAAGGAATATATCAGATAACAAATAAGCATAACGGAAAAAAATATATAGGAAGTAGCATAAATGTATTCAAACGTTGGGAACAACATATAAATGATCTACATTATGGGGTTCACCATTCTCATATCCTTCAGAAAGATTGGGATAAACATAGCTTAAATGATTTCACATTCGAAATATTGGAGCATGTAGAAAAGAAAAAGGATTTATTAAAAATAGAGCAAATGTGGCTAGATGGAGAGGGCACAGACGGTCTGTATAATGTTCTAAGCTCCACTACAATGCGGAGCATTTCAGCTCCTTCTAGTTTCGTAGAAGATGTGTTTTATTGTAAAAACCTTTCAGAGAGAACTCTGCATCTCTTAAAGAAAAACTTAATAATCCACGAGAAAAAAGGTAAGTTGCTTCATAGCGGAAATAATAGATATGACTACAGTAAAACTTGGTTCAATAAAAACTCTGGTGGTGCTGTGCAACAATTAAAATTGAATATGAATAATTATTTTTATAATCAAACAAAATCAACTAGTCAAGAGCGTTGCTGGACAACATTCACACAATATGCGAGACAATTAGAATTCAAAGGAAACAAGAAAAGATTTGTGCCTCTCAATGGTCAAGAGCTAAAGGAAAAGAAAAGTTATCTGTGCTTTGCAGCCAATTGTTTCCCAAACTCGTTTTTGATTGCGAAATATAACGAGTTGTCATCTCTAGATGAAGATACATACGCTTTATCTTTGATTTTAAAATGGATAATAAACTGTGGCAATATCAATAAGCCTTTAACAGTGTTCATTCCTTCGATGAGAATGGAAAAGCTGCTTTCACAATGGATATATAATATTTAAGGGGGAAGTCTGTATATATTATGAATAAAATTAAAATAGTTGATTCGGTTATGGGGAGCGGTAAAACATCTGCAGCGATTAACAAAATGAATTCTGCCAGTAAAGAAGAAACCTTTATATTCATCACACCTTATTTAAATGAAGTTGAGCGCATAAAGAAAAGCATAAAGTCCAAACAATTTTTCGAACCTAAAGTAAAGAAGAAAGGTGATAAAACACAATATAAGTTTGAATCCTTTCACGAACTCTTATCACAGAATAAAAATATTGTGGCAACTCATAACCTTTTTAAAAACGCAAACGACGAGACAAAAGAACTTATACTTGCAGGCAATTACACACTGATATTAGATGAAGTCATGGAAGTAGTGGAACAATTACAGGTGAAGAAACATGATCTAACAACACTGTTTGATTCCAATTTGATTTATGTTGAAGACGGTTTTGTCAAATGGAATGAAGAAAAAAAAGACTATGAAACACGATACGATGATATTCGAGATATGGCGTTAAATAACAACCTAATGTATTTCAAAGACAATATATTGATTTGGAACTTTCCTGCCGACGTATTCCAGTTATTCAAGGAGGTTTACATACTTACATATATGTTTGATGCTCAAATACAAAAGTATTACTACGATCTGAACAACATTAAGTATCAAAAGTACATTTCAGCTTACATGGATGGGCAGTATAGGTTCATTGATCACAGTACTGATTATGAAAGGAGCTTTAAGAAAGAGTTAAGAAACAAAATAAAAATATATGAAGGTAATCTAAACACAATAGGACAACTGGAGTTTTCACTGTCTTCTAATTGGTATAAAAATAAATCACCTTACACAATCAAAAAGGTGAAGAACAATGTATTCAATTACTTTAATAATATTGTTAAGTCGTCAAGTGATGAAGCTATGTGGACGACTTATTCAGACCATAAGAACAGAATAAAGGGTAATGGGTATACAAAGGGGTTTGTCTCATGTAATGCACGTGCAACAAATGAGTTTAAGCATAAGAAACACTTAGCATATACAATAAACAGATATACGAATACTGTTCTGTATAATTATTTTAAAGAAAAGTACAGTATTACAATAGACCAGGACGCATTTGCATTGTCTGAGTTAGTGCAATGGGTATGGAGGTCAGCTATTAGGGATGGAGAAGAAATAACTTTGTACATACCTTCTTTGAGAATGAGGAAGCTGCTTACAAACTGGCTCGATACCTGATAAAGAGGACAAACCTCTTAAACTTAAAAAATAAGCCAGTCATATCAAGGGTTTTAGAGCCTAAGTCTTAAGGAGAACCAGAAAAATAATTAAATAAAAAAATAATAAATTCGTCCGTAAAGTGCCTTTACGGCCGTCTCGTTTCAGCAAGCTGAACCTCGATAATATGTTTTTCTTTTTTTAGAATAAAAATAAAATAATTATTGAATATTTATAGTGATCATGTTAAAATTAAATCAAGTCAAAGGATTACATACATTTAGAGTAAAAATAAAATTTTTATAAAGAATGGGGAGATTGAAAATGACAGCTGTTTTAAGAATTAACGAAGAGTTAAACGGAATTGAACTTTATTTTGATAGTAAACCAGAACAAGAGGTTTTAACTCATCTTAAATCAAACGGTTTTCGATACTCTGGATTCAAAAAATGTTGGTGGAGCAAACGGACAGAAAAATCAATGCAGGTCGCTAATGGTGTCACTAAACAAGAAATCTCATCTTCTAAAACAATCACTAAAACCAAAAAGAAAGCTAAGGGCGTAAAAATGAGTCTGTGGGATGCAACACAATGGAGTGAATTCGAGGTTAACAAGGAACAAGAAGTGAAAGAAATGGCAAAGGAAATAAGAAAGCATTTGAGACAACGTTTCCCACAATGCAAATTCTCTGTTACTACTGGGGGAAGCAATTCACATAGCACTATTAACATCACAATCAAATCAAGTCCTTATGAAAAAGGCTCAGCTTATTTGACTGCGATTTATAATTATTGCAACAGCCTTTTAAACAATTATCGCCATTGCTACAGCCCAGCAGATCCATACACTGATTACGCAGGTAGTTACAATTTCTATGGTCGTGTTTCATTAGATTGGGAATACACAGTGACAGAACAAACAGAAGAAATTAAAGAAGATATGACACTGTTTGATTCAAAGATGGAAGAATTCGAAGAAGCCGAGAAAGCGAGAAAAGAAAAAGAACTTCAGGAATATTTAAAAGAGCAAGAGCTTAAAAATGCTGAATATAAGAGACGGCAAGAAGAAGAAAAGAAACAAGTCGAAAAAATCTATAGCAGCATTGTAGTAAAACAACTGAATGAAGACCAAGAGTATTTTGTTATTGATGCACAGTTTGCCAACTTAAACAAAAATCAAACACTTAATCAATATAAAGACGAGGTTGTTAAAGGTGACTACAGACTTGAAAATGTGAAAATTACAAAAGAAGTGCATTTCAATACTGAAGAAGCTTTAAACAACTTTTCTAACTTGCTTTTAAATGATTTTGATTTTCTTGCGGAAACCGGTGGAAGTTTTACGGAAGACAATAGAATCAACTCAATGATTGATTATTACAATATGGACGATCTTGAAAAGAACACAGTCAAATGGAATTTATATGGCGTAGGAGTGTACTACGGCGGGAAATTGCAATTCATTGTAGACGCTCAAGGCCATTCTTATGCAAGATACGTTGGTTTAGTGGACAATGCAAAAATTGAAAAGTCATTTTCTCATAAACAAGCGATAAAAGAAGGAGAGTTAGACGAGTTAAAACATCAAGCGGGAAAAATAGAAGATCTTTCTAGTTCAGTCATTGAAGAATTAAATATATTTCTAACCTGGAATAATGAAGACTGGGACAAATATAAAACTTCACTCAAAGGAAAATTGAAATTGAATAATTTGAATTTGAGTAAAAATGTTATCCAACAAGCAGATACAGAAAAATTAAAAACTGCTTTATACAGAATTCTCCATGAAGTTGACAGTATTCAAGAACAATTTAAAAATGCTGATCTTGAAAAAGGTGAAAAATATACTCTGTTTCACATATCTGATCTTGGATCTTTAATTACTGAAAGAATAACGTATGACAGTTGCCAGTCAACTAAATATGCTCAATATGATAATGCAGTGAAGTTGACATATCGGCCTGAAAATAAAAGGAATTTATATTACCGACACTTCTATTCAGAATTATTGATGTTCAAAGGATGGCACTCGCTGCCCGAAACAGTGTTGAATAATGTAGAGGTTAAACCAGATGGGACTAAAATAATTCACAGTAAGTACTACTCGTGTGACAAAAGACAATTTGACGAGGTTTTAAATTACTTAAATAATAAAAGATTCAAACCTTTAATCAATACTTATAAGTCTAATCTATGAAATAAGAGGGGGATGGGAAAACATCTCATTCCCTAAAAAGGGAGAACAAAAAATGTTTAAAGATAATCCGGATTTTTATCCGACACCACCACAGTTAATCCGAAAAATGACATCTAAAGTAGAATGGAAGTACATTAACTCCGTTTTGGAGCCGTCAGCAGGTAAAGGAAACTTAGTAGAAGCTATTCACAATCAATTTAAAAACACCAGCAACTATAGAAGGAATTCGAAATATGACATTGATGCAATTGAACAAGATGAAAACTTACGACACATACTTAAAGGCAAAGATTACAGAGTGATAGCAGACGATTTTCTGACGTTTAACACTTACAAGAAGTATGATTTGATTTTTATGAATCCACCTTTTAGTAGCGGTGTTAAACATTTATTAAAGGCGATTGAATTAATTGAAAAGCAACAAAGATCCGGACAAATTGTTTGCTTACTAAATGCCGAAACATTAAAAAATCCGTATTCAAATGACAGGAAATTTCTTATACGTAAGCTAGAGGAAATAAATGCAGAAGTTGAATACATTCAAAACGCTTTTTCGAACTCAGAGCGAAACACAGAAGTTGAAACGGCGCTAATTTACATAAGCATTGAAAAACAAGAATATGACAGTGTTCTAATAGAAGAATTGAAAAAAGATGAGTCCCATAAAATTAGTGCCGATTATAAAGCAACACAGTTAGTGAATGCAGACTTTATAAAAGGAATTGTAGAACAGTTCAATTATGAAATCAAAGCGGGTTTAAAATTAATCAATGAATATAACAGTTTAAAACCATTAATGCTGCATAGTTTCAATGATGACAGTACTCCAATATTGAAGCTGCTAATTGACAAGAATACCGAAGAAAATGACATAGAGAATGCATATATAAAACAAATTAGGGCGAAGTATTGGAATACGTTATTTAACAATGATCAATTTATGGGGCTCTTCACAAGCAATTTAAAACAAAAGTATTTGCAGCACGTTGAGGAATTAAAAGATTATGATTTTTCTTTGTTCAATATCTATACATTAAGAATTCAGATGAGTAAAGAGATGACGCAGGGCGTAGAAGATACAATACTTAACCTTTTTGAAGAATTTAGCCACAAGCATTACTATGATGAATCATCAAAAAATGTGCACTTATATAATGGGTGGAAAACAAATAAATCATATAAAATTAATAAAAAAATAATTATTCCACTAAACGGGTATTGTAGTTGGCTCGGTCACTATAGTCCAACAGACTACAAGGTCTTAGAAAAGTTGAAAGATATCGAAAAAGTTTTCAATTACCTTGACAATGGGTTAACAGAAGACATAAACATTGATGAAACTATAAAACTAGCTAAGCATTACGGTGAAACGAAAAAAATAGAATTAAAGTACTTCTATGTAACTTTCTATAAAAAAGGAACATGTCACATCGAGTTTAAAGATATGGAAATTCTCAAGAAATTTAATATCTTTGGCAGCCAAAAGAAAAACTGGCTTCCTCCTTCGTATGGTAAGGTAAAATATCAGGATATGACAGCAGAAGAAAAAGACGTAATTAATAATTTTGAGGGTGCGCAATCTTACAATGAAACGGTAAATAACGCTTCTTATTATATCCTGGATACATCAAAGCTTCTATTGCTTACATCATAACAAAATACACACTTTAATAATAAAAATAAAATAAGTATTGATAATTTAAAATAGTCATGTTATACTTAAATCAAGTTAAAACAACAGCAGAGCATACATATTTTAAGAATGGAAATAAAATAACTAAAACAAAATGAAATGCATATTTTAAACAGAATGGAGACATTAAGATGAGTACATATCAAGTAGATTTCAATCAATTCAGAGGAAGTATGGAAACAACATGCGACCTATATAATTTAGATAACAATACAACGCTTCAAACCAGCCTTTACCGTAATACTAATAGCCTTTGCATTGAATATAAGGTAATTCAGCGTGATGATAATTCAAATAGTTTTGCGGAGTACGATACACTTGCCCGTGGTTACATTGAAGTACCTTTGACTTACAATCAATTTAAGAAGCCTGTAAAAAAAGTTTATCTAAATAAAATAATTAACGCACTAGATTCTATTATTAATCAATATCTTATTATAGAAGATACTTCTCAAGAAATTAACGAACGAGTTCAAATGAAAGTGAGTGTAACTAAAATAAATGAGGAAGATCAATCTGACTTTACGAATGAAACCTCTAATTCACCAATTGATCAAATTAGGAAGGAGAGATGGGACAGGGAATATGACGAGGGAGTTAAATATTTCTTTGATAAATACGGGAATAAACGTATAGGGGATATTATTTATATTGATACACAGCAAGAGCTTGAGCATTTAGAACACATAGACTGTGATAATGTAATAAGGATTTTTGTAGACAAAGAGCATGAAAATAAAATTAAAGCTATTGTACTTAAAGATATAAACATTATCAAAGAAGTGGATAAAACAGCAGTTTTAAAGAGAGGAGAATAAAGCATGACAAAATCAAAATTAAATGAAAACATCCTTCAATTCTTACTGGCCAACGGCTTTAAACTAAAGGAATATGAAGATCAGGGGTTGACATTTTATTCTAAGGAAATAAAAGACGGTCAAAAATTGAAAAGATTAATTGAACATCATTATGAACTCGAGGAAGATGAAGAGATTAATACAAAAGGAACTAGCTTTACTATAGAGATACAGACAAATGGCGAGTCACCTCAATGGGTCTTTACTGGTAGACATGAAATGTTTGGCATACTTGAAGGTCAACAGCAGTTTTTTGAATATGTAAAAGAAATTAAGCCATTAATTAGTTAGGCAACTGAGTAGCTAAAGAGAGGGGAAGTACAATAACCATGAAGGTTAAACAATTGATTGATTCTTTGCAAGAGATGATGGACAAAGGGCAAATAAAAGAGGAAACACAGGTGCTGCTCAATACTTATGACGACTGCATGTACGAAGTAGCATGTGTTGAGCCACTGGGAGAGTTTGTACAAATAGAAGCTAAGATTAAATAAAGAAATAAAACATGTATTTAAAGAAAGGTGGTTAACATGAAGAGATGGATTAAATTTGACTACGATGATGGAGCGGAAGTTTCTTATAAGATAAACAACCCTGACCCCAATGGAGAGATTACTATTAGCAAGAAATGGGACACGGGCTGTCTACATGAACAGCCCTTAGCCATTAGCTCGCAATCTTCGTTTTGACTGGTTTGTTTTTCTTGATATT